GGGATTACTGGAAGAACATCACTACTAACACCACTTTACCAGCTTTAAATTTACAATCGGATAGGCAAAATGAGTATAGATTTAATACAGAGGAAGCGTGGAAGCGTACCTACATACACTATCAAGTCGATTATGCAGATACGCATACTCTGGATAAATTTGACCCAACTGATGCCGAATATAGCACCGAGCCATTGAATGTAATTAATGAAGATTTGGTAAGTATTCGAGGTTTTAACGATGTAAATATACCATTTGCTTTGGGTGTAAGAAAGGATGAACTAAGTTATATCGAAATTTTTGGGCGTACATTTTTACAATTAGCGGATAGTATTATTGGTTTGTTTGGTGTTGATTTAAATTTTACATCATTAATTACAGACCGCTTAGGAGTTACGCAAATCAGCAGCCAATTTTTTGGAGTTACTAAGGTGCTTTACGCTGTAAATGGAAGACAGCCAAAAAACTACGTGGATAAAATAAAAGCTAGTAATATTTATAATCTTTACCACAAAATAAACGAAATTAATGTAAATGGCTTTAAGGTGTATAATGATGCACCAATGCGATTAAATCCGCAAGAATTTATATCTTTGTTAGATAATAATTTTGCTTATATTAATGGTGCTTTATGCGAGATTTTGACAGTACGTTTTACGGATGAACAAAGTCAAGCGGTTATAAGCTACCGAGAGCCGTTTAATTATGCTGAGGGTAAAGTTGAAATATTAACAATAAATGATTAATCATGGGAATTGAAGAAATAGCAAAAAACTTGCAGAATTTAAGCGCGAATGTGGAGCAATTAGTAAAGCTACAAAATGAAGCTTACAGCAAGTTAGCGCCCGAAGTTTACGAAAAAGTAAAACAACATCAAGTTGATATTAACGAAATGATGCGAGAGGTTAAGAGTGGGAATTTTTTAGGAATTAATAAATTTGCAGAAAAATATGCCGATATTAATAGAAAATAATAACTATACAAACGCGTATGGTTATAGCGGTCCAACTTATGTAAGTAATGCTGGGGATACAAGCATTTTAACGATTACAGTAGCCGAATTAATCCGAGTTACAACACAGGGTAATCCGTTTAGTTTTGACCCGATAATGAATATTTTGAGCAGTCCAACGATTAGTTGGATTAGCGAGGGTATAAGAGTTGGCGACATTGTACGAATTAGGAAATATACAAGTGCTGGGGTGTTAAGCGCAACACACCACGCGAATGTAACAAGCGTAACAGCTACGAACTTAAATCTTGATACGTGGTCGGCTGGTTTGTTTTACGACATTTCGGCGAACGAGATAATGGAAGTAGTGCCAGTTGTAAGTGTTGGCGGTGTTGCACGTAGGAGGTCGGATTTGTTACTTGAATTTAACCATGCACTAAATAATCAAAGCGGTAGTTCTGCAAGTTTAATAGACGGAGAAAAAACACAAATATTTTTCGGGCAAGTAAACGATTTAATTGTGAGCGGTGCGCAAGGTGGTTTCTTAATTGGCAATCAATCGGGGCAATTCTTAGATAATGCCGAAATTGAGTATTTAGGAACTAATGCAGATGGTTTCCATCAATACGAAATAAGTATTGAGTTTGCAAATAGTGGGGTATTTAATCAAGAATGGTTCGCAACATCCGATTGTTTGAAAGTATTTGTACGCGGACTTTGGGCGAGTATAGACAATGAAGTGTTTAACCGAGCTGAATTTGTATTGGATGAAAGTGCGAACACTGGTTGGTTTAATGAAGCAAATAATATAAGTGTTGCAACTGGTGGAAGTGTAGTGTTACCGATTAGCGAACTAAAATTTAATACAGTAAACACCGTATCTTTTGAAGTGGATTTAAATGGTACTGATGTAGACGATTTGGCAATCGGAGGGGTTTATATTTCAACCGATGATAGTTATTTCAAGAATAAACCTACGAGCCAAAGTAAGTTAAGTTACCTATTACCAACTACGGTAATAACCGTAGGCAATACCTATACATCATTTGCAAACAATGGTGCTGAATGGGAGGTGCTTGTTTTCGATATTGATGTTGTTTCGGATGTTGCGACGGTAACGCTAGAGGTTACGTTTAATAATGCTTTTCAAACCTTTATTGATGCGAGGGATGAAGACCGTTTATTTTACATTTGGGCGAAAGTTGGTAACACAAATCATTTAGTTTATTCCGAACAATTAAGCAAAGAAATGCCAACAGGGGGGGTGTTGACTATGAATAGTAATTTTGGTTACTTAGACCATTCCCAAAATGTAACAAGTGTATCAGGCGACTTAACAGAATTTGATGCGGACATTGAAGACGATTTGGCTTATTATAGCACTTTTAATTTAGAGAAATTTAAAACTACCTACGAAAATATAAACGTACGTATTGAAGCGTATAATACCACTACAGATGAACGTTTTACATTGCAACAATCAAACTTTAGCTTTGCAAGTGCCATTTATCAAAGTAGTACGGGTAAATACCTACTTAACCAAACTCAAAATATAAATAATGAGTTGTTAAATACCAGCGAAAAAAGAAACGCAGTTGTACAATTAACAGGTGTTGAAGATAGCGAAAGTTACGAGGTATCTGTTTACTATCCTTTTATTATAAATTGGAAATACTGGCTAAGCTTACTAGGTGTAAATACTGATTTTGCTCCTGATTTTAATAATGATTGGTTTCCTTATGCAAATACGGGAGCGTGGGAGGTAAGGGCAACAATCGTTTTAACTGATAACGGTTTAAATTTTGAACATTCCAACACTTTAGCAATAAACAACTATGATGCTAATGATGATGTTGACACTACTATTGTTTTGCGTAAAGCTTCCGATAATAGCGTGGTTACTTTTATTCCGAAAAACGAGCCGTTAATAATTGAAACTACTCACGTTTTGAACTCAGGAGTTTGGGATTTACAAAAGATTTGGGGACAAATTACGGTAGAGCCATTCGAGAATTCTCCGAGGTGGATGTTATCTAGTATCATTGATTTTGATAATAATATAAATAATCCTTTGCGACCAATCTCTGGTTTACTTTTAGATTTTGATTTAATTTCTACAAATATTATAAAATTTTCTTGTAACTTTGACAGTAGTAAATTATCTACGGTAAAAAACGTAAAAATAACTGCTAAAATTAAGCAAGGTTTGGAAAATATTGTTACCGTTTTTAAACTTACAACGGCAAACGATGATAAAGAAACAACAGAAGACGAACTAAAAATATTAAGTTAAATGGCTGGAATTAAAATACATCAATACCCATTAGAGCGCACAAGTATAGGCGATGAAGATTACTACGACATTGATTACTATACAGGCTCGGGTTATCAATCGGCAAAAATTAAGGGTTCTACGTTAAAAAACGTACTTGGAGCGAACTACATTGATATTTCAACCTTTATTTCGGGGTATGATTTAACCAATGTTGATGCTGGGAAATTAATTACTAACTCAAATGCTAATGTAAGGACTTTAGTAATTACAAGCGGTTTAGCTTTACCAAATAATATGGTAAGTGTTAAGGGTAGGATAGCTATACAACCAGAAACAGGTGTAAATATTACTTTGCCTAATGGTTCAACTATTACAGAGCCTACACAGTTTACTTGCGAAGCCGATGAGGTTTATATTTTGCATAAATCAGCATTTACAGGCGACAATTACATTTTAGTTTCCTTAAAAAAATCCGAAAATATAGGCACAAACGATTTGATAATTTCGGACACTGTAAGAGAATTACAAGTTGCAACAGATGGAACATTCCAAATCGTTACAAATGATGCTAACAACTCTGCTATTTTTAAAGTGGGTGAAAATAATAATGAAAGGTTTAGTTTAATAGAATTTAACACGGTTATATTTGATTTAATTAGTAAGTTCCAAAACCCTGCTATTACAGCTGGTGTAATTGTTGAAGTAAATCCTAATGAGTTTAAATTCATCGTGTTGCCTAATACAAGCAATACATCGGTTTACCATGGATTAATAAGTGTAGATGCAAATAAAACAATAATTGAAAAATCAAATGCAGGTAAATTAACATTCAATAGTTCTTTGTCTTCTAACACTTTTGAAGATTTAAGAGCTACAAAAAAAGGAATAGAATATAGTGCCGATTATTCTGCTAATTTTTCTGTTCGCAGTTTGGTGGATAAGGGTTATGTTGATAGTAATATTACTGATTACTACGATGATGCCGATGTAACACCTTTACCACAAAGAGGAAAATTAAGAGCTTTAGAATACATTGAATTGGTGGATAATCCAACAAGTGAAGAAACCGAAATACAACTAAGAGCCGATAGTATTAAGGATGCTGAGGTAACAAGATTTGGCGAAAATGGTTCGGGTAATGTTGATTTAAAAATCCAAGAAAATAAATTATTAACAGGAACTGCTGGGGGTTTTGCAATTGAGTTAAGTTTTGCACAAGAGGGTATTTTAGGATTAGATGTAAATAATGAAGTAAAGGAGTTTGAAGTAGTAGAAATTTACAACATACTTAAGGAAGAAAGTGTTACAGGCAACAAACAACTTGCATTATTAGATATAAACGGAAATTCTGCAAATGTTAAAGCTAAATTTGAAATTAGTGCAATAGCAGTTCAAAACACCACCGCCAACGCTGTTACGATTAATATAGGTAGTACGTCTTTAGGCACGGATGTAGTAAATGCTTTTGCATTGGGAGCGAGTGAAACAAAGAAACTACCTTTGGGCACAACATTTTTTAGCACAACAACAGGACAAAGTTTGTTCATTTCTTCTTCAAGTTGGAATAGTGCAAACATAAATATACACGTAACAATTTCAAAGATATGGCAATAGAGCAAAAAATATTGACTTTTGGCACTAACAAGGTTGGAACTATTGGAGGGAAGTTAATGGGTTATACTGAACCGCCAATACCATTGCAAGTTACAGATATTAGGCTTTGGCTTAATAATGATTTGTCAACAATGACGGTTAACGGCTCAAATAAAGTATCACAATGGCGAGATAGTAGTGGGAATTTAAACCATTTTTCGCAAGGAACAGGCGCAAATCAACCGTTATTTGTTGCTAATGGTATAAATGGGCAAAATGGAGTTAAGTGGGATAATAATTCGGACGAGTTTTTAAATTGCACATTAGGTTCTGCTATTAGCCAAAAATACACAATAATAACTGTATGGAATTTAGACTCTAACAGTACAAGGAGTTACCCTTATGTTTACGACAGAAATGGGGCTATTGGCGATAGAATACAACTATATTGGTTTAGTGGCAATATTCGTATAGGTTCGCCAACAGTAGTAACAGCTTATGCAAAAACACGACCTTTTAGCCTTATGAGTAGTGAGGTTTGTTATAATAATACAAGCTCAAAGGTTTATCAAAATGGAGTGTTACAAGCCACAGTTAACAGCGGTTCAAGTTCTCTAACATCTTTACGTTTAGGACATTTAAACACTTTTGATGCTAACTCTAGATTAAGCGGTTATATTTGTGAGATGATGGTTTACGCTAAAGAATTAAGCGCAGGAGAGAGAACATTAATAAACGATTATTTAACTTTAAAATATGGTTTATAAAATAGATTTAAGCGTTTATACAACGCAAATCCAACATTTAAATAATGAATGGATTACGCAACATAGGGCAAACAATCCACAAGACACCGTAACACAACGCTATGTTGATGAATGGGTGTGGCGTGGGTTTGGTTACGTTGTTAAAGATGCAATTACAGAGCAGTATATTACTGATTACGTGGAAATAGTGGATGAATTGCCAACACGTTGGCACGAAGATAAAGCGGTGCAAATCATACAAAATAAAAGCGGTGTAGTTTGGGGTGCAATGAATGAGCCACAAATAGCATTAGGTTTGGCAATGCACCGACAAGCAATGAATATGCAAACGTATGAAGAGGGCGATAAGCTTTATTTTTATGCTAATACAATACTGCCCGAACATCAAGCAATTTTTGAAGCATATCCTAACTTAGAAATTACAGTTAACCATGCAGAAAACTAACATTGAAAGGTGGGCGGAGTTAGCCTTGTTTATTATTTTTATTTACTTGTTTGTATCTAAATGAAAACACTTATAACTAATATCGTTTTGCTTTTAATTGCAATGATTTTGGCGGTGGTTTTATTTCCCTTTGGCTGGTTACATGGATTGTTTACTTTGCGTCTTAGTATGGCACGTTTAAGCCACTATTTTTTGACTATTGCGCTAAGTATTGACCAAATGGGCAATGTTATTTTAGCACCTTTATTTAACGCTATAATGATTAAACGAAATGGTTACAAGTTTGGCGACGAGGATGAAACAATAAGCTACGTTTTAGGTAGAAACCAAATAACCGAAACTTTGTCAAAATGTGGAAATTTACTTGCAAATTTATTAGACTGGATTGACGAAAACCATTGCGCTAAAACTGTTTTAATTGTTTGGCGTAAAGGAAAAAAATACTGTGGCGATAAACCATATTTGAACAAATTTTAATAGTTTTGCATACATGGACACAAACGTAAAAGATATATTAGTTACTAAGATTACAGGAGGGGGCACGTTCCTGTCGATTATCGTTGGCGAAATTACCCAAGAAACGAATTTAAAATTAAGCGCGGTTTCTTACATTGTCGGGATTACTTTGGGAATTATAACGATTATAATCAAGTTAGTTGAAGCGTACAAAACCTTAAAAAAATAAAGCTATGTTAAAAGATTTCTTATTAAAAATAAACCCAGTAGCCATAATTAAAGCACTTAAAAAAACTGATACCAACGTAATGGTAAAAGGAGTTACCCAAATGGGGGGCGGTGGAGTGTTGATTACTTCGGGTATTACGCTAATTACAGATGGAGCAATGAATAAGAGTTGGTACGAAATAGTAGGAGGTTGTGCCCTTATTATTGCTGGGGTTTACATTGCAAAAAATTTAACGGATAAAATCGAAAAATTACCAAAAGAATGATAATTCAAGAACGATTTGCGCAAGTATTTACAACTGTTGAACTTCCAACAGTTAAGGCAGTTAACGAGTTTAATGAGCCTTTTCGTTGCTGTGATACTAAGCGATTAGTTTTAGCGCATTCAATCCAAAATGAAACGTGGAAAAACGATGTAACTAGCGCGTGGATTAAGTTAAGCGAAATTACTGATACTATCGAGTTTAAACTAACAAAAAACGGCGAAAATATAAGCTATACACCAACACCGATATTATTCCCAAGTGAAGATTTTGCTTGGTACACAACCATTCGTTGGCAAAATGTTTTAAATTCCGATGGTGCTGGGTGCTATAAATTGGAATTGCTTTATAATATTCAAGGTGTGGAGGGTGTGATTACATGGGGCATTTACGATTTAAAAGCTTATAGTTTAGAAACTGCTAAATATACGGCACGTTTAAGGGTTAAATTTAACCTTAACCAAACTATTGAGGGGATTAATTTCACAAACGCAAATGTTGAAGATACTATCCGTTTTAATGGATTTATCGGTAACAGGCAACCGAATATGGAAATTGATAATTTAATTTATCAAGATAGAGTAATTAAATCCGTTGTTCGCGAAAACCTAAACACCTACGAAATTAAAACAGACCCTTATACTTCGCCTATTTTGGACCAGTTGAGCAATTTATATTTATTGTCTGAAAACGAATTGTACATTAGTGATTACAACGTTTTCAACAACTCGCATTCTATTTTGGATTTACCTGTAATTGTAACAGAGAGCCCCGAAATTGATTACTTAGAAGACTTCCAACGTAAAGCGGTGCTTACCTGTACCGTTGGCGACAAAACCAATAATAAACGAACACATTATTAATTATGAAACTAACAGCTAATTTTTCTTTAAAGGAGTTCATAGAGGGCGAAATGCCAAAGGAAGCAATTAAAATGAACTACGATTTATTAACTGATGAACAGCAAAAAAATATCGGCTTAATTGCGGTTGAATTACAAAAACTTAGAGATAAAACAAAGGCAGAATTTGGCTCTAAATTTACAGGGTTCAAAATTACATCAGGTTTGCGCCAAAAAGAGTGGGAATTAAAGCAAAAAAGGTCTGGAAATAGCCAACATACTAAAGGGTGGGCGGTTGACTTTCAGCCAATTTGTGCAAAAGAAGATTATTTAATTATTTTCTACTGGGTATTTAAGCAACTTGAAAACTTCAATGGCGGTGTGGCACAAAAAAAGCCTGATCTACCTAAAGGAAAAAAGGGATTTATACATTTTGATTTGCGCGGTGTTCGTGCCCGTTGGGAGTATTAACTGTTAAAATATTATAAAAATTAAGGTGTAGCATAAAAAACTACACTTTTTTTTTGCATTATGTTTTTTTATTCAAAATAACTTTATATATTTGTTTAAAGTTTAAAACTAATAACTAACATTTAAAATAAAACGACATGGAAACTTTAAACACAAAACAACAAGAAATTTTAAAATTAGCTCAATTTGGTAAATGGGTAAAGTACCAAATACAATTAAATCAAATAGCTTATACAAGTGAAGATTTAATTGCTATTTTGAAACATATTTCCGAAATGGAAAATGACAGAGGGGCTTGTTTTATTTTTACCACGGATTACAAGCACGTTAATGTTTACAACATATCAGGATTTGCAATTTATTTAAACATAAATAAGTATGAAGAGTTTAAACATTTACCTTTTTTCGATAAAAATAATGGTAAAGACATTACAACTTACCACACAGCTAAAAAAGAGTTGAAAATTAGATTAGCACAAATGTTAAGATTACCTATTTTTGGTAATGGAAATTTGTATAAAAAAACAAAATTAGAAATTAATAAATTAGTAGCATAAAACAAATACACCCTCCATGCCTCTCATGGAAGCACACTTGGGGGGTTTTCTCTAATGTAAACAATTAAACCAAAATAGTATGAAAACAGAAATCAAGATTACAGACCACTTAAAGCGCGAACATTTAGTAAGCTTTAATTTCACAGTTAGAACCAACGGCTTTCAAAGTTGGAAGATTTACGCCGATGTAAGAAGCAACGGCGAACGTATAAGCTTTGAATATTTGGAGGGCAAAGAAACCATTGATTGGCTTATGGAAATAAAAGGCTCAAATCATAAGGCAGATTTTTTAGCTACTAATTTACGTGTAAAAGAGCACCAGTTAATCTACTCATGGCTTAGTGACTTTCCGCGTTGGCACGTAATCGACGCAATAAGCAAGGAAGTGCTAACAGAAGAACGCACATATTCACAGGCTGAGGATATGGCGGAAAGTTTCTATTTTGTTGAAAATGTTAAAATAGTTGACACATGGAGCTTATAAGTCCACAAATGTACGTAGGTTTAAAATTTAAGCCTAAGTACAACCATTTAGCGCACATTATGAACGTAGTTTGCCACTCCTTGAAACTAAATAAAAAGGAAGTAATGGGAAAAACAAGATTTGAACATTTAGTACGTGCAAGGCAAATTTACTGTTATGTTGCAAGGCAAAATGGATTTACTTTTGATGTTATCGGTAAGTATATTAAACGCGACCATGCAACAGTTATTTATGGATGCAAACTTGTAAAAAATAGACAATTTGACTTCAAAATGTTAGATGATTTTAACAAAGTAATTGAAAATTTATAACTTATGGAAATAACGTTTAAAGAGTTAAAAAGCTACGGTGTAAAGTCAAAGGTGCTTAATGATATTTTACGCTGGGAGAACCAAAATAACAACGGTGTAATTAGAAGCACATTTAATCGCGAATTATATTTAAAAATCTTAAAATTAAAAAACGATGCTAAAGCAATTGATCAAGGTACAAGATTTTGTGAAAAAATCATTGGAAACATACCCAAAACTAAGGGATAATGATGTGCGCCTAGTGGCTACTTACTACTATAATAACATCCCTAATATTAACGAAATGAGTGCTATCGAGTTTTTGGAGGTAATGGTAAACGGTAAATTTGCAAGTCCCGACACAATCACTCGAGCCAGAAGAAAAATACAGGAAAAACACCCCGAATTACGTGGGGTTAAGTACGAGGAAAAGCAAAAGTTTGAAAAACAAGTACGCGAAAATATTAATAAGGTATGATTTACAAGCGAAAAAAAGAAGATTGGAGCGAACAAATTGTCGAAGTTGAAGCGTTTTTTAGCACCGTACCTTTGCCAAAAATACCTATTAAGCTAAATGAAGCAACTACCATACTAGATTGTAAAAGATTTATTGAAAATCATTTAGGAATTGTTAAAGCAAACGAGGGTAAGACAAGATTTAAACCGTATTTAGAACGATTACAGACACTAAAAAATGTATTAGAATGCAAACACTAGATTTAATAAAAGTAAGCAACTACGCAAAAAAAATAGGCAAGAGTGTAACATGGGTTTACAAACTTGCTAAAGCTGGAAAAATTGAAATTGTCGAAATCGACGGAGTTAAATTTGTAAAGGAAAAAGAAAAAGATTAAGAATTATTTTGTATATTTGCATTTGTCTTAAATGAAGTCGGAAATCATTTAAAAAATTTATTGTAAAAACCTATCAAAAGATGCCTGTCCGACTTGGCTATTTTGTATAGGTTTTTTTTATTTAAAATTTTGCTTGTTTTTTTAAAAACATTCACAAAATCATGGCAAAAGTAAAAACAATTTTTGTAGGTGCGAATGATAGTAACACCAATTTTAGCGAATTAGAATGTTATTTTGAACATTATTCAAATAACATTATTATTACTATTTTAGATGTTGCCAAAAGCGAATTTCCAATTTCTATTGAATTGGATAAATCAACAGCTGTAAGGTTATCAAAGGAATTAAGAAGACAAATCGCTTTAATTCAAGGAGAGGAGATTAACAATGGCTAAAGAATTACCTTATTTTAAGTTTGAGCCCAACGAATGGGAAAACGGAAATATTCAAATGTTATCGAGAGAGGATAAAGGTTTGTTTATTGATTTATGTTCAATGTATTGGAGTAGGCTCGGAGATGTACCATTAAAATTAGCAATACAAAAGTTATGCGGTGGCAATGCGACCGCATTATTGTCGCTTTGCGAAGAAAAAATAATAGATGTAATTGATGATTATATTTTTATAAAATTTCTATCTGAACAGTTAGGCGAATTTGAAGAAGTAAGCAAAAGAAAGAGTAAAAACGCTTTAGATGGATGGAAAAAACGTAATGAATTAAAGGGTTTAAGCGACCGCAATGCGACCGCATCAATATCGCAATGCGAAAACGATGCTATAAGAGAAGATAAGATAAGAGAAGATAATATAATATTAAAAAAAGAAAAAGTAAAAAAAGAAAGTGCAAGCACTTTGGATTGGGATAAATTTTTGGCTTTTTTTAATCAAACATTTAATAAGCGTGTAACAGTATTTGATACTTCGATTAAAAACAAATATAGTGCAAGGATTAAAAGTGGTTATACTAAAGAAAATATTATTGATGCAATGATAACAGTCAGTAAAGATAGTTTTCATGTAGAAACTAATTTTAAACATATTGGTTTAGATTTCTTCGCAAGACCTGACAAACTAAGCAAGTATAGTTTTAAAAGCGAAAAAAAAGCAGTTACTAACAATTATAACGGTACATTATGATAGACATTAGAGATAAGGTTTTTGGAGTTTTACTTAATTTAGATAAAAACCAGCAAAACGAGTTTGTAAATAATTTGCGTCCTGAGTGGTTCGATAGTCGCTTTCATGTAGCTATTTTAAAAGGGGTACAAGCGATTAAAAACGAAAATAGGTATATTGACTTACCGAGTTTAATTAAATGGCTTAGAGAGGCTAATTTGCTCGAAAAGGATTTTATGGTGCGATTGACTACTTTAATAGCAAATGCAGACTTAACAGAAATATTAAGCAAAAATTCTATTTTAAACCAATGTGCATACGAATATTCCATTAAAAAAGTGGCTTTAATGGTTAATAACGTTAATGTTGAAATCACAAAAGACCAGCCGAGCCAAACGCGAATATTGGAAGAGCTGGAAAAAGTTAAAAATTTGTTTACTGAGAATACAAAAAAGGAGGTAAGCAATGAAGAAAGTATTGATTACATACTAGAGAAGCACCTACAAGCAAAACAAGGGGTTGTTTTAGGCTTAGAATTGGGGTGGAAATGCTTACATAAGGAAGTGATTTTAGAAAATGATGATGTTATGATAGTAGGAGGTCGTCCTGCAATGGGTAAAACAGCGTGGGCAATTTCATTAATGAAAAATATTTGCTTTGAGCAGAACAAAGTAATGGTATTTTTTAGCCTTGAAATGGCGCACGATAGGATATTAAGAAGATTGATATCTAATGTTACTGGTGTAGATAGCAACAAGATTAAATATGGAACATGTGAAGACCACGAAATAAGAAAAATATTAAATTTCAAGGCTGATGAAAGGTTGAAAAATATAATAATATTCGACGGCTCACATACGACTAAGGACATTGAAAATAAACTACAAAGTGTTAAAAATAGAGGTTTAGAGGTTGATGTTTTTGTAGTTGATTACATACAGAAAATACTACCTGAAAAATCCGACAATAGGTATCAGGAAGTTACGCGAATATCCAACGATATTAAACGAATAGTAATGGCTCACAGAATACCGACTATTTGTTTGGCACAACTATCAAGAGATGCGGGAAAAACTGGTAAGCGTCCAACTTTGCCCGATTTAAAAGAGAGTGGAGAAATTGAACAGGATGCTAGTATTGTCGCATTTTTGCACCGTCCCGAGTATTATGGGGTTATGGAAGACGAAAATGGTAATAGTTTGGAGGGTGTTGGTGAATTTCTAGTAGCTAAGAATAGAGATGGCGCAATCGGTGTACATACAATGGATGTTAAGTTGGAAACAAGCGAATGGAACGACTTAACGGATCGACTGCAAGAACTACGAACAGAGCCTAAATATGCTAACTTTACGCAAAATTTACCTTTTTAAAAATAATTATGAAGAAATGTAAAGTATGCAGTAAGGAGTTTGAGCCTTACAGGAGTACACAAAAAGTATGTAGTTTTGAGTGTGCAATAATTTTAACCAATTCCGAAACGCAACGTAACTTTAAAAAAAAGGTTGCTTTTGAACGTAAAAAATTTAACTACGAAAATTTAACTTTGTCGGATTGGAAGAAAAAAGTGCAAACCATTTTTAATAAATACATTCGATTAAGGGATGTAAACAAAGGCTGTGTAAGTTGTGGTGTGCCATTGCAAAACCGAAAATTTGACGCTGGTCATTTCTACCCTAGTACATACGAGGGATTAAGGTTTAATGAATTAAACGTGCATGGGCAATGTGTACCATGCAACCGAGAAAAACACGGTAATTTGCACGAATATCGGAAACGAATATTAACGCGAATTAATCAAGAAGATTTAGATTGGTTGGATGCTAATCGAAATACAAAGCTAAAATTAAGCAAAAACGAATTAGAGGACTTATTTATTCACTATACTAACAAAGTAAAAAATGAACAACTTAAACAAAACGATTGAAGAAATTAACGGAATTATAGAATGGTATCATGATCTGCCTATGGATTACAACGGAATAAATGAGATAATGTTCCAGCGCATCCAACTTATAACACATTTAGCTTTTTACAGCTCCGAAATGAGCGAAGCGCGTATAAGGTGGAAAAATGCAGAAGCCGAAACCGAACGTGTAAGGCGCACTGAAACCAAAAAAGCAATGAGTTTGAATTTACCAATGGCAAAGGCTGTTGAAATAGGTAAATTTGAGAGTATAGAAGAATATGCAAACGAAAAGCAATGGGATGGTGTATATTACCAAATGCGAACTTTTTTCGATGTATGCAACGGTATTGTAGACGCAATGAACCAACACATATCTAATTTAAAAAGAGAAGAAAATCAACAAAAAAGTGTATAATATTTTTTTTTATTCAAATTAATTTTATATATTTGTAAATAATTAATAACTAAAACAAAACAATTATGGAAAATTTAATTCAATTTTTAGACTTTAGTAAAAGTCGTTTTTCAGGAAAAGCAGGACTTGGAGAAAGTGAATTTTCGGTTTACTATTCAAACCTAAACCAAAACAAAAACTACTGCGTGACATTTGGGAAAAAATGTAAAGAAGCAAAACAATTTATAAAAGTTGGTTATTTTGCTAACTTTATTGTTTTTCAATTTTTTGACCAAATGGAAAAAGGATGCATAAAAGGGCATTTATCAGGGAAAGATAAAACTTGCGTTACATTTACGTCAAAAGATTTGGTTGAATTTATTTTAAATAAATTTGGCGAAAAAGTTGAAGAGAAAACAAAAAAACGTTTTGTTTATCAGTATGAAAAAAGCGGAGAATATTTAATTGTAAAAATTAACTAAAATGGAAAACAAAACAATCTTTGAAACGTTAAGTGCTATTAACGTGAACGAAAAAACCGAAAAAAAGAGCGGTTTAACTTATCTTAGCTGGTCTTGGGCGTGGTCTGAATTTCAAAAGGTATGTCCTGAAGCTACCTACTACATTGTTAAAGATACAAGGGGGTTACCCTACTTTGCTGATGAAAGTGGAGCAATGGTGTACACACGTGTTACTGTTGGTAATATTATGCACGAAATGTGGTTACCTGTAATGGACGGTGCAAATAGAGCCATGAAATCCACACCTTACACTTACACCACTAAATTCGGCGAAAAAACAGTTGAGGCTTATACTATGTTTGATATTAACAAAACAATCATGAGATGCTTAACTAAGAATTTAGCAATGTTTGGTTTGGGGATTTATATCTATGCTGGTGAAGATATTCCTGAGGGTTACGAAGCACCAGCACCGAAAAAGCCAACACTTGACAAATCAAGATTTAATAGTGCCTTAGATAGTATTAAAAAAGGCACTTACTCGATTGAAAAGTTAGAAGAAACTTTTGATCTAAGCGAAGCACAAAGAAAGGAATTAAATAAATTTATTAACGAAAAAGCGAAATAAGATGAAAATTAGCAATTTAAAACAGCCTTATAGACGCATGGCGGAGTATTTGGCGGAGAGAAATACCAATCCTAGAAGAAACGATAAAACTTTTTTACTTAATGCTTTTGATTGGGAAGAAACTAATGATTTGTTTTGGGATGATGTTGATGAAGGCAACTACCCCGAAATAACAGAGGAAATAAAATCTCACTTCCCCCCTGACTTTGATTTTTCTAGTGAGGAAGAAAACTTAAACAAAAAATACACCCGACTAGCTAAAGAGGGTAAATTTGACCAGTTACCTGATACTTGTGAGTTTTCGGAAGCGGTGGAGTTGGAGGTGTGGGATGATGAATTGTCGAGAGATTTTCGTAAAATTATAGGTAAATTCAAAGGTAATTATATGGATATTCATTGTATTGGATGGAAAAACGCCCAACTACCCACCAAAAAAATAGATTTTACGCAATTCCAAACTGGCGATGTTGTGGAGGTAGTGAGTAAAGATGATAGCTTTTTTTTAGGTTATTTTTCAATAGAAGCAGAGGAAAATATAGAAATATCTTACGCAAAAAATGAGCGAGTAGGTTTATATCCAATTTTAAAAAAACATATTAAATCAATAACTAAAATCAAATAAAATGGAACTAAAAGTAAGATGTTCGGAACTTAGCAACTTAATGACTAAGGGCAGAAGCAAAGCCGAGCCACTAGGCGAAACCGCTAAATCATACATACAAGAAAAAGCAAAATGCGACTTCTACGGTTTAAAACCTATTTTAGAAAATAAATACTTAAGTAAGGGTATAGCCAACGAGCAAATCGGGATTGACTTAGTTAACCAAGTTAGATTTATGGATTTCGTGAAAAATACCGATAGAATAGATTTAGGGTGGTTGACTGGCGAATGTGATATTAATGCAGATGACAGGATAATCGATATAAAATGCAGCTGGTCATTTGATACATTCCCAGCGTATGAAGAAGAAGCACAAAAATCTGTTAAAAAAGCTGGTTACGATTGGCAAATGAGGGGTTACATGATGCTTTACAATAAAGAAGTTGCAGAAGTAATATATTGCCTTACTTCAACACCTGATCTTTTGTTGACATCTTGGGATGACTTAACCATGCATAAGGTGGACCACATAGAAGCCGAAAAACGAATTACAGCGGTTCGAATTGAAAGAGATTTGGAAATAGAAGAGGAAATAAAAAAACAGTATCAAATAGGGAATGAATATTATAAAGAGTGTATTAATCAATTAACAACTAAAAACCAAAAATCATGGATTTAAAAGGAGAATTAATCAGAATTTACGACACAAAACAAGTAAGCGAAAAATTTGCTTTACGTGAATTCGTAATTGAAACGAAAGAACAATACCCTCAGAGTATTGTTTTGCAAGTATCACAAGATAAATGTAAAGTATTAGACAATTACAAGCTGGGTGATTTGGTGCAAGTAAGTATAAATGTAAGAGGTCGTAAATGGATCGACAAAAACGGTCAAGATAGATTTTTCAATACTTTGGAAGTTTGGAAAATTACAAACGAAAGTTCTGCACCTGTAAGTGTACCAGCACCAGAGCCAACAATGGAAGACGATAAATTACCTTTTTAATTATGGAAAAGATAAAACCAGAGCAATTAATTAACCTGACAAGGGATTGTAAGGAAATTATAAACGATTACATGGCTAAGCATGAGTTAAGCATACACGCGTTTACGAAGCTTTGCAAATTGAATAGTAACCAGCTTTATTTGTTTTTGAACGATAAACGAGGTTTGAATTTAACAACGATGCAACGTATCGCAGAAATAGTTAGCAAGGAGGGGGGTTAACCCCTTTTTTGTTAATAAATCTTAATGAAAAATATTTTTATAAACATTGTAGTTTATTCAAAATTAATTTATATATTTGTGTATAGTTATTAACAATTAAAATAAAAAGGTTATGTTATACACAAAAGAATTTTACGAAATAATGGATGTTTTTGAAAAAAACGCAAATAAATTAGTATCATTTGGAGCAATGGGATTAACTAGAGAAGCGTCAGAAAATTGGACTAATCAGCAATATTATTGCGACGGAAATGTTAACAATGCTTTTAAAATGTTTTTACATGGTGTATCGTTAGGAAAAATACTATAAAAATAAATCTTATGTCAAAAGAAACTAAATTTTTACAAGAATTAGATATTATAGATATCAATTGCAATGATTTAATAATAAAACAAAAAAACGGTAGAGAGATAAGTTTATGCACATTACTGAAAACTTATCTTGAAGAAAACACATTGCAAAATGGTAAATCATGCGCCTAATCCTCCTACTCCTACCAATGCAACTAATTACGCACCATTTACCAAGTGTAAGGGTGCAAAAGTTGGAATACTCGGAACACATAAGGCAGAAGCTAAATTCAATCCTAGAAATACCAGAGGGGAGAAATTACTGGGAGAAAGAATTTAAGACTGTTATTTACGAAAATAAACTTAAACAATACTTACAACATGGAAATTGATTTAAAAAAAGTAAGAAAAGAAATTAGGAAGTTAAAAAAGTTAGTAACTACTGAAGAGCTAAACAAATTTAATGTTGACGCAATTGAAAATGGGGATTTGCGCGGTTTTTACACTCAATTAACTGGACACTTTTTTAGTGATCGAGCTCAAAAATTGATTAATGAAAGTGCCACTTTGTTTTACCAAGATAATGGTTTGGGGTTAACTCCTAGAAATAAAATTATTCCACCAAACTTTATGACTTATCCAAACTCAAGAAACTTTACACTATTGGAAGTTTACATGGCGTATAATCACGATAAAATAAACCACATTTTAAAATTTTTAAAGTCGGAAATTAAACAATTAAATATAAAATGAAAGTAGAACTACACGATTACAACATAGGATCACAATCAGGAGATGCAACGGTATTGGTTTATGATAATCCAACAGATTTAAATAGCGTTGTTTTCGACGGCACTGTAAATTTTGAATTTAGCGTGGACAAGTACGAAACAGGGGATGGATATTTAACACCTATTGAAAATTGGATGGATGTTGAGATTACGGATATCGAATTTTTTGATACTGAAAACCGCAGAATTAAGCCGAAATACGAGATTAAGGAAGCAATAGAGTATAATTTAATTGAAGAAATAAAAGATAAGGAAAATGAGTAAAGAAGAAAAAGACAATATCACACGTTTAAGCGCATTATGTGCTATAACTAGCCTTTATATTAAAGGGTGTAAAAAAACGATACAGGAAGCAAATATACAAGTATTGAAGCAACAGTATAAGTACGACCAGTTAAGCATTCCAAACAAAAAAGTAATTGATAAGCGAATTCAGGATGCAATGAAAAATTTAAACCTTACAATGGATACAACTACGATAGTTTTAGGTAGGATTGAAAAAAGTATGCGAAATACGTTAACAGATGAAGTAACAGACGCTTTAATCGACAAACTCGATGCGGTGCTTGATAGTGTTGATTTGGAGGGGGTGTTGAAGAAGAAATAACGAAGTAAATTAAAAAGATTAGATATGATAAAGCTAAAAACAGAGGTTAATAAAAGTGCGATAATGAAACAATTACGCAAAGAAGCAACTGAAATGTACGATGCTGCATACGAAGGTGAATATGCAATTGAACAATTTCTATACGGAGCAGAAAGGCTTTTTAATTTATTGCGTTTACCACGTGTTAGCGGTAGTTTATCGATTGAACAACTTGAAAAAGCTGATATGTGGTATTGTCTACATAAGAATCATGTAAATAAGTTGTACCACTTAGCGGAAAACTCTTTACCACCAACACTTAATGAAGATAAAAACAACCCCTCACTTTGGAAAGCAGGACATTGGAAGTGGTACTTAGACAATTACCGCTAACGTTGACAATAAGAATGTATGGGAATTAGAAGCAGTAACCTATCCACATACACCTAACTAAATTAAAGGTAAAACTGCACAGTTTGGTACTAACACCCATATATTTTTTATTGTGTGTTATAGCTAGTTAATTTTTATGTTATGAAACTTTATACTGAAGAACAATTATTTGATATTTGTCAATCTGTATCAGAAAAAATGTGTGCTAATTCTTTACCACGAGAAAGTGTGATTGATAAATGTATGTATTACGGACACTCTAAAATTGAAATAGATATTGATACAATACAGAAGTTAATGGAAGATGATGATGTTGATGTTATAAAGGTTGCTGTCGTTTAATTGGCTATAACGTATGGTGCTTTGCTTCAGTTGTGCCTATGCGGTGCGTATGTTCGGCACAATTGAGCAAAACACTTGTTATAGCACGTTGTTTAATTAAAAAAATATAATATGAGAATAGAAGAAAATGGTAAAATGATTACAGATTGGTTAAAAAAAAACGGTAATCCTGCAATTGAAAAACAAGTTGAAAGAGAATTAGAAAATATGTTTAAAAATAAAATATTTAATGAAAATTGTTTAGAAACAATGAATAGAATTCCTGATGATTTCATTGACTTGACAGTTACTTCGCCACCATACGACAATTTAAGAACTTACAATGGGTATAGCTTTGACTTTGAAAGTATAGCAAAAGAACTTTATAGAGTAACAAAACAAGGTGGTGTAGTTGTTTGGATTGTTGGTGATTCAACTATTAAAGGAAGTGAAACAGGAACAAGTTTTAAACAAGCATTGTTTTTTATGGAATGTGGCTTTAATTTACATGACACTATGATTTGGATAAAACCAGACCCAATACCATTGACACATAATAGATATGAACAATCTTTTGAATATATGTTTGTGTTAAGTAAAGGCAAACCTAAAACTTTTAATCCTATAAAAGTAAAAACAAAATATGGTGGTAAAGTAGAAAATATGAAAAATTGGAGTAGTAAAGATAAAAGCCAAGCAAAAAGAATTAGAGATGAAGATATAATTAGAAAAGAATTTAGAATAGATTATAATAATTGGAATATAAGTGTTAATGATGGTGTTAAAGTAAAACATCCTGCAAAATTCCCAGAAGGATTATGTGAAAGACATATATTATCTTGGTCTAATGAAAATGATTTAGTTTATGATTGCTTTATGGGAAGTGGTACAGTAGCAAAAATGAGTATTTTAAATAAACGTAATTGGATAGGTAGTGAAATATCTTTTGAATATTGCGAGATTATTAATGAACGAATAAAAAAAACGTTGGAAGAAAAAAGAAAAGAAAAAGATTTAACGCAGAAAACTCTATTCGGAGATGGAATGTAGTATTACTGACAACACCCCCGTTAACGATAGTTTTAATTTAAAATAAAAGAAAATGAAACCACTAACACTACAACACGCACTCGAAAACAAGTTTACAGGGATTGATTGCGTACGCTATTTTAAACCTGATTGGAGCGATGAAGAATGTGATTATCACTTATGGTCGCATACTTGTTTTCCATTTTCTACAGAAATTATGATTAATCAATTAAATCAACATTTTATAAAATGAAAAAAGAAATACTCATATTCCTATACGGATTTTTAATAGGTTTATTTATTAATATTTTAGCAGATTTTATTATATTATGAGAGCACTAATATATTACGCGCTATTCAAGACTTTATTAACTTATTTGGTTATAAAGCATAAATTACGTAAATTTGTAACGTTTTGTTTTAATTGTTAGTAATATTAGGGGGTTGCATTTCGTTCTTCGTGCATAGTTCAACTTTAAATTAATACTGCACCCCCTAGTAACTACCATAAACCTATAAATCATGAAATACTTACTTTTTCCTATACTTTATTTAATCTGGACTTTAGACCGTATTTTCTGCGCCTTACTTCCACACACCGAACACCCAAAATTTAAAGATTTTTTTCCTAGTTGGAATATAGTTAAATTTGCGTTGGTAAGAGTATTAATTTTAATTTTAGTGTTATGGCTGGTAAAGTAGGTGCGCCTTTTGGTAATAAAAATGGTTTAATTTGGACTTTAGAAAAAGCTACGGATTTACTAGATAAAGCAATTGAATTGACTAATCGAAAAGAATTAGTGTATGTGGATAAGCAAGAAGTTGAAGCGTACGAATTTGATTTTATAGGCGAAATTGCAAGGGAATTAAACGTATATCATTCTCTTTTAACTCGAGATATACCCAATCAACACCCCGATTTACAACCAAAAGTAAGGTTATTATTAAACAGATTAGAAGCAAATTGCTACTCAAACACAAAAAAAGGGAAGATAAATACAGCCGTTGGAATAGTCAATTTAAAATCAAATCATGGTTGGACTGACCGACAACACATTGAACAAAAACAAACCAATATTGATTTATCAGGTTTAACAACCGAGGAAATTAAGGATTTACTAAAAGATGAATAAAAAGGAAGCTATAAAGGAACTATTAAGAGCTGAACTCTCAAGAAGAAATTTTTGGGAGTTTTGTTTATTTTACGATAGGGAATTTTTCGAAAAAAGACCATTTTTAAAAAATGTTGCGGATGCTTTTCAGTTAATCGAGGAAGGCAAAATAAATAGTCTATCCGTATCAATGCCACCAAGAGCTGGAAAAAGCTACATAACAACTTTGTTTAGCGCGTGGAGTATAGGCAAAACACCGCAAGAAAGTATCATGAGAAATACTTGTACGGCTACCCTATATTTAAAGTTTAGTTACGATGTACGAAACGTAGTTAAAACCGAGAAATTTAGTAAAGTATTTCCCGATGTAAGATTGTCGGATGACAAAGCAAATCTGCAAGGGTGGAACACTAATCAATCTAAACAGGTGGGATATTTCGGTGCTGGTGTAGGTGGTACAATTATCGGATTTGGTGCTACAAAGTTGGCTATTACGGATGACTTGTATAGAGGTGTTGAAGATGCAATAAGTGATAATAGCAACGATAAAATACTACAATGGAAAGAAGCGACCCACGATAGCCGATTAGAGCGAAATTGTAGAAAAATTGATATTGGAACACGTTGGAGTATTAACGATGTAATAGGGCGAAATTATGAAGCTGGGAGGTATGATTTAAGCGTAATTATACCAGCGTTGGACAATGAAGATAAATCGTTCTGCGAGGATGTAATGACTACCGAGCAATACCATGAGATAAGAAGCCGAATAAATCCCGATATTTGGAGCGCGGAATATATGCAAGAACCTGTGGATATTAAAGGGCGTTTATTTAGCGGTTTAAATAAGCTATCAAAAGAGGAATTTAACAGTATTAAAGATAAGATTGAGGGATACGTTGGTTATATTGATGTTAGCGATCAAGGTACGGATTTTACAGCGTTGGCGATTGGTGGAATAATGGATAATAAGGTTTATATTGTTGACTATGTATTTACCCAAGCAAACACCGATATTACGCTTCCAATGTGCGCCGAAAAATTAACAGAATGGGGGGTTAAATATTGTCGTGTTGAGAGTAATAGCATGGGGGCAATGTTTAGCCGACAATTGCAGAAATTAACCAGGACCCGAATACTACAAGTGAACAATACGCGTAACAAGATTACACGGATTATCATGGAAAGCGGATTTATTATCCAATCCTTACATTTTGTAATGTTAGAAAATAAAGAATATCATCAATTTATAACCAATGTAGAGGGGTTCTCTAAGGAGGGTAAGAATAAAAACGACGATGCTCCCGACTGTTTAGCTGGTTTATCAATGTTTTTAAAATCTTTATTTCCTAAGAATTTCGTTTAAAACTGCGGTGCTGGTGGTCTAATTTCAATAGTGCTAGTAATTGCCGTTGCTTGTTCCCTTGAAATTCCAAATGAAATAATTAAAATTTCCGTTGCGCTTTCTCGAGTTAAAATACCCTCGCTAATTGCTTGAGCCACCTGTACCATTGAAGTTACTTGAGCACCATTTAACGATTGAACTGGTGCGCCTTGCTCTTCCTTAACTGGGTAGCCTAACTCGTTACGTGCTTCAGAGCTATCAATTACACCTTTCTCAAACAATGATAAAACAACAGCCGATTTACTTGCTTCATCCTCCTGTAAAACAGGAATATGCGAAAAATCAGGTTTTAAATACAACCCTTGCGCCGTTAAACCTAGTTGTTGCGACATGGTTTGATACATTTGGGTAACTTCGGGAATGATAGTATCTTGATAAGCCATGCGCATCCCCTCTTTAACGTTGGTAAATGTGCTATCACTTGCGGAACTAAACACGTATTTATTTAAACCGTAAGCATCAATTATAGCCATTTTATCTTCGTTCAACTCCTCGAATAAAAGTAAATCCTTAGTAGGGTAGGACATAGGTGTCCATTGTATGTCCGCTTCTGTAAGCACTAATTTATCTTTATTTCTGCTTACCCAATCTTTACGGATTTCGTCTTTTTCTTCTGGTGTCATTGGGATTGTTCCACCCATATCCGATTTCTTACTCGACAAAATACCGATAGCACCCATGTTCTCCAAAATAACATTACGTTTATTGTAGGTGGCCATAATGTTGGATAAAGGGTATTTTAACGTATCAATCCTATTAATCGAATTAATTAAATTGATACCGTCGGGGGTGTTCATGTACACCATATCTTGAAGCTCGATTTTCTCCATTTTTTGGCTATCATACCAAAATTCAAAATTCTTAATCAATCCATCTTTGTCGATTTGATTTAGGAATTTTCCTGTACCAACAATTTTAACTTGATTGGCTGGTAAAGGCATAATTAAATTACGAATATCAAAGCTACGTTTCGGGCAATAGGCAAATGAATTGTTAAATA